CCCGTCCGCGACACCTCATGCACTCATTACAATCCCCGTATTTATTTCGTCCGACTAGTTGTGTATCGTGGGCATGGACACAAAATCTTTTTTTGGGGTGGTTGGTCCTATTCCCGCCGCTAGTCGTAGGTTTCATTATGCTCCTTTACATTGAACGTCTGGTTCATTGCTTCGTCTATACCGGCTGAAATAATCTCCGCCGTCTTCGCTTTGTCGCCTTCTAGGAGCGCTTTAGGGATAAAAGTATTTTCTTCGTTATGACGGAAGCTCGGTGGTAGAGGATTAGTAAGTAAATCAACGCTACGGACAAGATACATGAGCATAGCAAAACCATCATAGTGACCAAAAGTCTTAGATCGAGAAAATTCTTTACCACGTGCTCCCCCCTTTGTCTTGGTCCAAACGCCGTTCTTGAGGCAGCCCAAAGTCTGAATGCACTTCGGACTAACGATCACCCGGCCTTCCTTCACCAGTTCGCGCACATCTGATACCATCACGTCCAAATAGGTCTTGCTCTCTACGGGCGAAAAGTACAAGTGATGGCGAAGATTGAAATCTTGCAAGAGAGAAGGTGTGTTATTGTCAGCAATACGCTTTTTAATCTCAGCATCTCCAAATACCTCCTTCTCCTTTGCTATAATCCGCTCCGCCAATAGATCAGTCGTTTGTTCTGGCGATTTCATGCAGACTTCATCATGAAGAACGAGTATAGATGGCTTACCGGGTGCCCATTGGACACTAGCAAACCCGCAGACTGAATTATCTGTCCATCCTTGATCTAGGGCGTCATACTTGAACCAAAGCTTGAAGGTATCTAGTTTAGGTACCTCACGTTCATATTCTGGCTTCCATTCCGGGCATAGCTGGAAGTCTGTATCAATGACGAATTCACAGAAGAACTCACGCCGTACCTTATGGGAAGTAATCCCGCCAAGGTCTTTAATGAACTTCTCCTGCCTCTCCAACGAGTAGTGACTGTCTCGTATGGTGAGCTTCATATAGGCCCCGTCTATTTCCGCCTGGTCGCAATACTGCTTAAATGCATGATCCGGCGTGACGGGGGGTGTGGACAGCAGAAGCATGTTACCATTGCGTGGTATAAGCGTGGAAACCAGGGCTCCATCGACTATCTCATCGAGGTTGGCACTAAACCCGGCTTCATCAAGAATAATCAAATCAAACGCGAATGAGCGTAGATTATTGTAGGATGTTCCCACACCCTTGCCGACGCCTCGGAAGAGTATCTTTGACCCATTAGGGAACACCAATCGGGTCTTACGTAGTTTCGGCTTTAGATGCTCGGGACATGTCGAGAATACGACTTCGTAAAGCTGCCTAATATATTCTTGGACATCGTCTACCGTAGGGGCTATGAATGCCACCAGCGAATTAGGCTTGGCTATGCATGTCTCCACGCCCAGGAATAGGCCAAGTACGGATTTCCCGAGCTTTCTAGAGCAGTTTACTACGAATTTACTGTTCTTCCCCATGCTCGCCTTGAACTGGTCATATATCTTGCGTTGGCTGGCATTGAGATGAACGTACAGCCGCCCTACTTGCCAAGAGGCTTCTATGGCCTTTTCTTGATCAGTCACAACCTAGTACCACGTACAGGTATGAGGATAGTTTTTGCCGCACCAACAAACCCACGGTTGTACCGGCGTATTCACAAAAGGATTCGATAGCTCTCTTGCTCTCGCCTGTGTACAATCGTGGCATTCACATCTAGGATGGTTACTAAGGTCCATCAGGCTTTAGGTGCTTCCGATGTGACTTCCGGCTCAACCAGCGTCGTTTCGACAGCCGTTTGCGCCGCCGCGACCTCCACCTTGCTCAATTCGGCCTTAGCCTCGGCTTCGACTTGTTTAGCCAAGTTCTCGGCACGGAGCTTAAAGTCATTGTACTGAAACGCCAAGAAGTTCAAGACCTCGGCTACTTTCATACCCAGATGACCAGGATGCGACGCTTGGGCGATATAATCATGGGCTCTGGCAAATAGATCGCGGACGGCTTCTACGTCTTTGATAGCGGCTTTAGGCGTGACTTGAGGTGCGACTTGAGGCGTTACTTGAGGCATTTCTTGATTCGTTTCACTCATTTGATCCCCCGATTATTATTCCCGTTCGGGTGTACCGATACGGTTGTGTTACTCAAATCTGCATTATGCTCGTTCTAGAATATCCTAACGAACGGATAACTGTACGTTATACCCGATAAGGGATAATTACTTAGGCTTATGATGCTTGATTAGTGACTTCTCGATATGATATCTCGCATCCTTTGCCACATACATAGAAACAACGATCTAGGGCCATCTCCAACGGCCTATGATGCTTGATACAGCGACCTAGGTTTGAAGCTAGGCTTGAAACTAGGTTTAACACTTACCAAACCCTTCCGGCACATCGTACTGACAATCCTTGATGCCTTGACTAAACTCGTTACCGTCCTTCGTGCACCAATACTCGCCGCGGAGATCTGGGTCGTCATTCGGTCTAAGCCAATGGTCCATAATCCAGACGCCGCAGCTCACACAGTTACGACCCATGAAGCGCAGAACGCCTTTAGGATTGAAATCTTTAACGAGCATCGGTCCAGACTCTAATAGTAGCTGCGGTTCATCTGTCGTGCTCAATCGTGAGGTATTACTGTCCATAATTCTCCAATATCTGGGCTTTCTCCCAGTAAGTAAGCAAATCGTTATTTCGAATATAGAACGAGAACATATCAGCGTCACATTGCTCAAAGCATTGACGTACAAAGCATCTAGGACAATCTGGATGCCACACGAAAGCAAGTCGATGATTGTGGCGGAGCGTCATTGCACCTCATCCAGTAAGTCGTCAATATGCTGCAATGTATCGTAAAAATAATGCCCCGTCTTTCCACATACCGGGCAAGGATTAGGGTCAGGCTTGCCGTCAGTCGGCAACGGTTGGCGCGGCACCGACACATTCATACAACCCTCACACATTCTTGCGTTCTAGGACGTGTTCGATAAATCGATTCTGTATGACTAATCGTATATTCCTGCGCGGTATGCGTCCGATCATGCGCCGTACACTCTCATTGTTCTCAGGCTCGGCTGCGCCTACGCGGAACGTGTTGGCCGCCATCGGGGCTAAGAAGTCATGCAACAAGTCTAATGATCCAGGCTCATCGCCTAGCGATAGCGAGCCTAAATCAAGCGGGAAGCTATCCAGCGAGCATCCTACGAGGCGATAGCATCCAACGCCGGCGAATGTATCGTACTTGTATAGCTCGCCTACGTTATGGCCTTGAGCGTCTTGGTAGCGGCGAACGATCGCTAGATGGACGGGTTCATGATTAAACCATCCGCGTAGCATGTCCCATAATTGTCTAAACGTCTGTCTAAGCATCATTCCCCCGATTTATCCGGCTTGCTTTCTAATGCCTCAAGCGCAATGAGCGCAGCTTTGCTTGCTCGGCCTTTACTCCGCTTAATCTTGCGATGACCTTGTGTCACGATTAAGTACGGCAGCAAGCGTAACCACGTGTTAATACGTGTTTCGTTGTTCGATTTGATAGCGACCGCTAGGTCAACAACCCAGTCTACGCCAGCCGCTTTAAGCCTAGTCGCTATCGAACTAGGTTGCTTGCTATACAGATTGACGCTATTTTTAGGTCTACCCGTGCTCTTAGCAAAACGTTTGCCTGGGACACGGGGTGTATAGTCGATAGATTGTATAGATTCTACATCGGCCATTTTCGCCACCTATTCGATAATAAATGTGTTATATTAGCCTAATAAGTCAATATATCGATTATTTAGCTAGTGTATAAGCTATTCTTAAACTCTCTCAGCTTGTAAGTATTATATACTATCGTTTTTAGATATGAAATGATCGAAATAAGGACGCTTGAGCTTTACCCGGCGCGATCATGCACCTATTTGTTGTGGCTACATCCACGGGACTGGCTCTTGCCGGTTTTATGTGCCTAGCGGCTATAGGCTTACAAGCTGATTCAGACAGGTTTATTAAATCACCTTCGAATAGTCATTTAGGCTATCGCGTCTGGTGGCCGGGGATATCTCCGGGGGGTTCACTCCACAGTTGCAGGCAGACGAACTAACGACCCTTGCGTCTACGCAAACCCCACTACTACCGTTCACTAGTGAGGCCAATACACGGATTTTGTACGACAGCGGTATAGACGCTATCAAGTGAATATCCTAGCGAATTATAGCGTAATATACGCGTTTTGATAATAAATATGAATCGCCGGGAGAGCCCATAAAATTGGGCCTTGCGCTTTTCGGGGATTGGGGCTATACTCTAAATATGAAAAACCTAACGAGCTATCAAGCGACAGACCGCCAAGGCCGTACCGTCATTATCAAGCAGCTGTCGGATAATCGTCTTGTGCTCATATCGCAAGACGGGTACATGGAAAGACGCGAAATCATTGCGTTAACGAATGGGGGAAATAATGGACACTAAGCCTCAGCACACTCCGACACCCGAAGTAATGGTAATGCCAGGGACTGGCCATACTTTTGTGGCCTTTTTTGTCAAAGACAAAACGGAAGCGAAAGAATTGAGCGATTACATCGTCCGCGCCGTGAACTTGTTAGCGCAGATTGAAAAAATGTCTATTGCAAAATGTATATGCCAGGATTCGGGGTGTCTTGCTTGCATATCAAAACGAGTGCTTAAAGTATTTGAAACGGAGGGGAAATAATATGGACTCAAAAATAGATTTACAATTTATTTTGCAGCAACACAAAGAATGGTTAGATAATAGCACGAAGGGTAAACGCGCGGACCTTAGCGGCGCGGACCTTAGCCGCGCGGACCTTAGCCGCGCGTACCTTAGCCGCGCGGACCTTAGCGGCGCGTACCTTAGCCGCGCGTACCTTAGCCGCGCGTACCTTAGCGGCGCGGACCTTAGAGGCGCGGACCTTTACAGCGCGAACCTTAGCGGCGCGAACCTTAGCGGCGCGAACCTTAGCCGCGCGTACCTTAGCCGCGCGTACCTTAGCGGCGCGAACCTTAGCGGCGCGAACCTTAGCGGCGCGAACCTTAGCGGCGCGAACCTTAGCGGCGCGAACCTTAGAGGCGCGGACCTTA